GCTAAGTACCTACAGATTAGAGGATTCCATAATGAAACTGCAAGAACTAGCGGCTCCTAAGCCATCAAAACAAATCGCCAAAGTATTCGAAAGTTATTTTGGTTCGCGTATCAGCTTTGACCGTTTGACTAGAAATCAAACCCGAATGATGCTGAGCAAGGTACGTGGCGTACTGGGCGAGCACCGCGGCAGCACCGCACGTCATACCAGCGAGCAAAACCCAAAGTATTTGCAACTAGTCATGATGGAACAAGCTCTTGCCAGCCGCTTGAGCGAAGAGATTATTCCCGGAGGTGGCGGCGGCGCCCCCAACCCAGGGCAACAGAGTTCCGGTTCTGCTCCAGGGCAAAGTACACCCCAAACAGGACAATCACCAACACAACCGCCACAACAACCGCCACAAGATCCTAAACTGGCTGCTGCATTGCAGAGAGAAAAATCTGGAAACTCAAGTCCGGAAGACAAGAAGCTGATAGCCAGTGCAGCAATGGCCATGGCCGAAAGCCGTTTGCGTAGAGAATACCGCATCTTGAAAGAATCCGAAATCCAACAAGCACAAGTGGTATTGGCTGCACAAGACCTGGTGGACAAGATGCAAGACATGGTGGAAGAAGTCAGTGAACTGCAATTCAAAGACTTGCCTGCCCTAGTTGAAAGTATCAAGAATCAAGTTGGTGTGGATCAAGCCATGCAATTCAACACTGACGCCACCGGTGCCCTGGCCGGCTTGCTACAGAATCTGCAAGGCGCTAGACAACAACTGGAAGCTGCACTGGGTGTGGTAACAGGTACCGGCGGCCCTGACATGAGTGCTATTGCCGGTGACATAGCCGGCGCACCCGCAGCGCCTGGCGGTATGCCACCTCCTGCTGGTGACGACATGGGATTGGCAGGACCAGTTCCGGGTGAAGAAGAACCAGCAGCACCTCCAGCTGGACCCAGTCTAGGCCGAGCACGTAGATAATGCGTATATTTGAAGTTGACGACTCTTCATCGGCAACCTCGACTCAGCTGATGGGCCTGGCTGATTTCTTAGCAGGGCGTGTGTCAGATACTGATGCCAATAGAGACATGGCCCAGGCTGCATTTATCAGCGCAGCACAGAGTCTAGGCATCAATGTAAATCAAAGTAACCTTGGCGATCTCATTGCCAAACCTCCATTGAGCAACATTCTGGAACCATTAGATCCCAATTCCGGTGTGATCACATTCAAAGGTGGTGATCCCATCAACACTGCCATGCCTGTGAACAGAGCACAAGACATAGTAGCTGCTGCTGCCAAGTCGGCCATGAAGAAAAAACGAGTCGGTTAGTCCAGAAGGATTGCTCTTTGTGAGTAAATACCTTATTATATAACATAAGGAACACACAATGGCTTACTCAGACAAAGTTGTCGATCACTACGAAAATCCACGCAATGTGGGTAGCTTTGCCAAAGACGATGACAGCATCGGAACTGGTATGGTAGGAGCACCTGCCTGTGGTGACGTGATGAAATTACAGATAAAGGTAGTAGATGGAATCATCCAAGACGCCAAGTTTAAAACGTATGGTTGCGGCTCAGCGATTGCGTCAAGTTCGCTGGTTACTGAATGGGTCAAAGGACGCACACTTGAGCAGGCAGCGTCGATCAAAAATAGCGAAATTGCTTCTGAGCTTGCCCTCCCTCCAGTTAAGATTCATTGTTCAATACTTGCGGAAGATGCGATCAAAGCGGCAGTAGCAGACTATCGTAGCCGCCATGATAACCTTAACTGAAACAGCTGATAAAAAAATCCGACGACTACTAGAAAAGCGCGGTGGCATAGGCATACGACTAGGTGTAAAAACTACTGGTTGCTCTGGACTAGCTTATGTGTTAGAATACATAGATGCGCACCCATCAGACCTTGACACTGTGATCAACTATGCACAACCTGGATTCTCTGTGATAGTAGATAAAAAACATGAAGTGTATCTTTCGGGTATGACTATAGATTATGTTCGTCAAGGCCTCAATGAAGGATTTGAATTCTCCAATCCCAATGAACGCGATCGATGTGGATGTGGAGAAAGTTTTAGAGTTTGATCAAGGATTTTTTTTGCAGTCGACAAACTAGTATCCCAGGAATAACATCGGTAAATGATTCAAGATACGTGATGTTTAATTTTGGTGATATTGATCAATATCTTGATCAGTTTGATATTATCACACAAATCTCACCAGGTGCCACGATCATTTTAAATGCCTACAATGATGGATACAACTGTGAGTATCTGTTGCATCGTATTCACACCCTAGGACTTGTGGGTCATTGCTTTGTGTTAGTAAGTGATCACCAATTTGCCGCAAACAATCGCGAACATGGTATTAGATTTTTTCCTTTTGCCTGGCACTGGTTACACAGTTATCATGCCCAAGTGTATGTAGCAAGTCCACCACCACAGCCATGCACGATCGATTGGCGGTCAAGAACATATCGATTGAGTTGTTTGAATAGAATGCCTAGCTACTCAAGATTTAGAACCTATTATGAATTGCAAAAACAATCCTGGTTTGATAGTGCTTATACAAGTTTTGGTGGTACTGGCATGAGTCGTAATCCTACAATTGATCCATATGATGGCCTTGAGCCGGATGCTCAACATTGGTTCCGTTCGCACGAACATGAGTTTCCACGTAGTAGTCAGACTGATTATGTGTGGACCAACGACTGGGAATTTTCGGCACCGGCTTATGCCAATACCTATGCCAATCTTGTGACTGAAACATTTAGTGAAAGTGTTCTTATGAGTGAAAAAACTGTAAAGCCATTAGCGGCTGGCAACCTGGTGTTTGTGTCGGCACAGAGAAATTTTTTACAGGTGTTGAGAAATTTAAAATTTGACATTGACTTTGAGGGAGTTGACCATAGCTATGACGTCTTGCCCACTTGGTTTGAAAGAACACAGGCTGTGGTAAAAGAAATTGACCGTGTGTATGCAACTATTCCTGAAATCTGGCATGCTAACAAACAGCGACTGATTTACAATCAACATTGGTTGTTCAGTGATGACTTTAAAAACTTAATGCTAACTGATGTGAAAGACTTATTTGACAATGTACAATCCAAAATTTAATTATCAACCCATTCCCAGAGTCACGATAGAGGGCAAACGATTCTATGCCACACCCGATGGCAATAACTTACCGTCGGTGACCACAATACTGGACAAGACCAAAAGCGAAGCTAGCAAAGCAGCACTACACAATTGGCGACGTGCTGTGGGGGCAGAAAAAGCACAACAGATAACCACTGAGGCGGCCAACCGTGGCACCAGGATGCATACCTATCTTGAGGACTATGTAAAGAAAGGTGAGATCAAAGAACGCGGAACCAATCCATTTAGTTGGAGCAGCCATGAAATGGCCAAGACTGTGATACGTGACGGATTAAAGAATGTTACAGAATTTTGGGGCATCGAAGTTCCATTATACTTTCCTAAGATCTACGCAGGTACAACTGATGGTGCTGGCATACATCTAAATGAAGAATCCATATTGGATTACAAGCAAACTAACAAGCCCAAGAAACGCGAATGGATTGATGATTATTTTGTGCAGTTATGCGCCTATGCAGAAGCACACAACGAACTGCATGGCACAAAAATACGCAAGGGCGTGATTCTCATGTGTGTGAAGCCGGACCTTGATGCCGATCACAATCTTATCTCAAAGCCGCAGTACCAAGAGTTTGTGCTAGAAGGCACAGAATACGATCGCTACCGTGATCTGTGGTGGCGCAAAGTAGAAGAATACTACACCAAATACATATAGTTGCCCTGGCCCGTGCGGGCTAAATATGTGATACCTCAAGGAATCACATCGTGGCAATTGTACAAATTTCAAGAATCACCCAACGCAAAGGCTTCACCGAAGACCTACCTCAACCGCTAGCCGGTGCAGAATTTGGATGGGCCACAGACGAACGTCGATTGTTTATCGGAAATGGTACCATCGAAGATGGTGCACCTGTTGTTGGAAATACAGAAGTATTAACAGAATTCTCTGACATATTATCTTTCAGCACAGCCTACACTTATCAAGGTGCAGCAGCCGGTTATGCTGTGCAGACTGGGCCCAGTAGCAGTTCACCAGAATCCCAAAGCCTCCAATCCAGGCTCGACAGTTATGCAGTAGTGACTGATTTTGGTGCCGTGGGTGACGGAGTCACTGATGATACTGCGGCCATCAACCGTGCTCTTTATCAACTGTATTGCCGAGAAGTCAATACCAGCATCAGACGTAGTTTGTTTTTTCCAGCTGGCACTTACATCGTTACTGATACCATAGCCATTCCTCCTTACGCATTATTGTACGGCGAAGGGTCCAATTCTAGTATCATCAAGTTCTCGGTGTTGCAATGGACTAGTTCGGTGGCGTATCCTTCGGGGGTATTGGTCAGCAATGCAGGGAGTTTTTACAGAGCTA